GGCGCATTAGCTACAAAAATTGCAGCTGGCGCAAACTGGTTTAACAAAGCTTAAACCCTAAAACGTGAGGCTAGTCTCGCCCCTGTGGCTAGCCTCACCCTAAACGAGAGGAAATGAAATGCCAGTATTAGTAACAGCAGCTCAGTTAAGAGCTGTACTCGGCGTTCCCAATACTCTCTACGATGATGCAGCATTAAACGCAATACTTGACACATCAGAAGACGCTATTGGCGATTTTCTTATTCAATGGAAAGTCGGAATAGATAAACACGCTTGCCCAATAGCAACCGAAACAACAATTCACACAACAAGAGAACACAAATTTTATGTAGGACAAACAGTAGCTATTTCAGGTGTTGAAGCACACGTAAACGGCAACAAAACAATTTCAGAGATAGTAGACCCATACACTTTTAAAATAACAAACGCCGCCGTACCAGTTCACGCAGAATTTTATAACATAATTCCTAATGGTATTGCAGCCGAAAACGACCTTTCACAATACAACGGCGTAGCTTCAATTGAAGAAGCTGTACTACAAATCGCTATAGACGTATTTCAATCTCGACTAGCTGCAGGGGGCACTTCTCAGGCTCTTGATTTTACTCCTGCCCCTTTTAAAATGGGCAGAACTCTTTTGTACAAAATTACAGGTTTAATCAGTAAATATATTGACCCTAATAGTCAAGTAGGTTAACTATGGCTCTTAGTACGCTACGTGCAGGCCTTAAAAGCGCAATAACAGATAACACTAAATATTCTGCTTACGACCACGTACCAGAAATTATAATTCCACCAGCAGCCCTAATTTTAGCTAGTGACCCATACCTAGAACCAATAGTTATAGGCAATAGCAAAAACTATTACGTCAGACTAACATTGGAAGTTGTTAGTACAACGTATTCTAACCCAAGCGCGCTTACAAACTTGGAAGACGATATAGAAACAATTCTAGGACTTATTCCGTTAAACTTTATAGTATTATCGGTAAGTAGCCCAAGAATTAGAAGCACTAACAGCACAGATTTACTAAGTGCTGAAATACAACTACAAACAGCCTACACAGGCTAGGAAAGGTAAGAAAATGGCAACAACTATTTTAAGTGGTCGTCAACTAATTCTAAGTGTTAACGGCGTTAACTACTCAGAACAAATTACATCATCTGCTATTAACTTTGATACAGAAAGATTAACTTTTGACACCCTTGCAGGCAAAGCCTACAAATACATAGACTCAAACGTTACACTTGACGTAGAGTTTTTAAACGATGCAGGCGCATCACCAAACAGCTTGTACAAAGTGTTATGGGACGGCACAGAGTCAGCCCCAGATACTACAATTGCTTTTATTATGACATTACGAACTGGTGTAACATTAACTGGTTTTGTATTGCCACAATACCCAAGCATCACAGGTTCAGGTGCAGACGTACAAACTTGTTCAGTATCATTACAAGTTGTAGGTATCCCAACCGAAGACCTAACAGCGTAACAACAACAAACAGAACAGGGGCACACAAATGCTTAAACTAAAATTATCGTGGGAATTAGAAACAGGTGAGAAGTTTGAAGAATGGACAAGACCAATCGAACTTTCACTTGCAGAAAAAGAACTATACTCTGGCAAGTCAATTGTTAAAATACTTATTGAAGAAAGCACACCAAGTAACACATTACTTTTATTTTTGGCTCACAAGATTCAACAACGAGTCAGCAAAAAAATCGAAAACTTTGACTCTTGGAAAAGCAAAGTCACCGATATTGCTGCTTCTGATTTTGAGACAGCAAATTTTACAAAGCCCGAAGTATCGGGCGCACAGCAGTAGAATTAGCAATAGCAACTGGGATAACACCGGACTATTGGCTCAATGCCGAACCCGATATATGGGCAACGGCTATCGACATATTGAACGAGCAAAATAATGGCAACACCATTTGACGTTAAAAGTAAAAATAAGAATAGAACAATACGTGTCAAAGTTGATGACTACGAATTAAGAAAATTACTTGCTACTTTTGGACGTATGGACGATATTGCTAAAAATGATATGAAAAAAATTGCTAATGATTTAGCAGAACGCGCAGCCAAATTTGTCACTTCTTACGCTTACAATGCACCTAACCCTGCACAAGCAGATGCCATAATGAAATCACTTAAAATTAACAGGTCAGATAAAGCCCCCAATTTTACTATGGGTGGCAACACAAGAGTTACCCGAAGTGGTGCAAAGGCTGGTAATCTATTGTTTGGTACAGAATTTGGTTCTAACAGACTAAAGCAGTTTCCACCACGTAGCCCACGTAAAGGGCGTGGTAATCGTGGTTGGTTTATTTTTGTTGCTTTGGAACGTTTTCAACCAGTTATTGTAACTGAATGGTTAAAAGGCTATGAAAAGATAGCAAACGAATGGAAAGGTAGGGCAGCTTAAGATGGCTGAGATTAGGTCGTTAAAACTTGCTTTACTTGCCGATACTAAACAATTTATTGAAGGTCTTGATAAAGCCGATAAAGAAACAAAAAGTTTTTCTAACAAATTAGGCACAGCACTTAAAGCTGGCGCACTTGCTTTTGCAGCCGTTGGTGCTGCTGCTGGTGCTATGGCTATCAAAATTGGTAAAGATGCTATTGGAGCAGCTTCAGACTTTTCTGAAGAAATATCAAAATCAAGGGTTATCTTTGGTGATGCTTCTAAAGATATTGAAGAATTTGCTAAAACAGCTGCAAATTCATTAGGTCAATCAAAAAAACAAGCAGTATCAGCTGCATCAAATTTTGCTACACTTGGTAAAGCAGCAGGTTTAACTGGTAAAGATTTATCTAAATTTTCTATAGGTTTTGTTAAACTAGCTTCAGATTTAGCTTCTTTTAATAATACTTCTCCAGAAGAAGCTATTCAAGCTATTGGCGCAGCTTTACGAGGTGAAGCTGAACCTATTAGACGTTACGGAATTCTTCTTAATGATGCAACTCTTAAAAACGAGGCTTTAGCATTAGGTTTAATTAAATCTACCAAAGAAGCATTATCACCTGCTAACAAAGTACTTGCAGCTCAAGCAGCCATTTACAAACAAACTTCAGATGCCCAAGGAGATTTTGCTAGAACTTCAGACGGTTTAGCAAACAGCCAAAGACAATTAGCAGCAAATATTGAAGACGTTAAAATAACTTTAGGCGAAGCATTATTACCTGTAGCATTGAGATTTTCTGATTTTATCAAAGAAAACTTAGTACCTACAGTAAAAGGTTTAGTAAACGGATTAACAGGACAAGACAGAAAAGCAGCAGTACCAGCATTTTTAACTTTTGGTGAAGTTGTTGAAGATGCTGAAACAGCAGGTTATAACTTAGGAGCTGCTGTAAAAGAATTAGGTTCTGGTCTTGGTAGTCTTGCTGGAACATTTGATAGCGCAACAAGTGAAGATTCAGGATTTGTAAAATTTGTTAATTTATTAACTTCTATGGTAAAAACAATAGATAGTTTATTAAGGGCTATAAATGCTGTACTTGAACCTTTTGGCAAATTGTTAGATTTTAGCCAAAGGTTTGCTGAAACAGAATCACAAAGAAGAATAGATTTTAGCCCAACAACTCCAAATCTACCTAGTGCAGGTGTTGCAAGAACACCAACAGTAATTGTAAACAACAACATTAAAACAGCTGTAGACCCACAAGCCACAGCTAGAGCAATAACCAAAGTGACCAACACAGCAACTAAAACAACAGGAATAAAACCATTCGTATTTGGTTTTAGATAATTTTATGACAGTTTATACACCCACCTATAGAGTGACTATTGCAGGTGTTGTACAAACTGACGACATTCTGTCAGGTGGCACAATCACTTATGGTCGTAACGATTTTTTTGAAGCAACACAACCAAGTTACTGCAATATAGAGTTATTAAACAAAGACGGCGCAAGCCCAGTAGTTGAACTTCTTGACGTTGTAATCATTGAAGTTACTAATTCTGCAGGTTCTTTTATTAAATTGTTTACAGGTGAAGTTTCAGGTGTTTATAACAGATTAGAAGCTGCAGGTGCAGGTGGTAAGCCAAACACTTTACAAATACAAGCCATAGGTGCACTTGGTTTACTTGTTAAACGTACAGCAGGCGCAGTATCTTATCCAGAAGAATTAGATGGTGCACGTATACAACGTATTCTTGAAGAAACTCTATTTATTGCTTGGGAAGATTTAAGTAACACACAAACTTGGAACGATTTTACTACCGAAACTTGGGATACTTATGGTATTCAAGGCATAGATACTATTGATGCTGGTCGTTACGAAGTACTAGCCAGAGCTGCTCAAATAGAGCAAGCATTTAATCTTACTGATGAAACCCAACAATCAGGGTTAGGGTATTTATATGACACCACAGATTTTGAAATTGGTTATGCTGACGCTGAACGAAGAATAAGTAACTATTCAGATAACTTAATAGAATTAGACGCAAACCTTGTTAATGCTGACATACAAACAAGACTACAAACAGCCGATATTATTAACAGCGTTGTTATTCAATACGATGACCCAGTACTTGAAGAAGCAGCACAAAACGATACTTCAATAAATAATTATGGTTTATTACAAGAAATCAGACCAACAATATTAGCTCAACAATTAGATGCCCAAGAACAAGCTGTAAACTTTGTTAATTTCAGGGGAACTCCTAGAACATCATTAGAAAGCGTTTCAGTAAACCTAGCCAATGATGCTATGACCAATACTGTTAGAGATGACCTATTAGCTGTGTCTATGGACACGTTGCTATATATGGACAATATTCCAATAGGGCTTTTACCTGCTGGTACTTTTGAAGGTTTTGTTGAGGGCTGGTCTTGGTCACTTGATAGACGAAGCCTTGAACTTACTATGTCTGTATCTAACTCCATCTACAGTACGCTGGATATTCAATGGGAAGACTATCCAAGTTTGATTCAATGGCAGAATTTAGACAACACAACTACGTGGCTTGACGTTATATAAGAAAAGGATAAACTAGAGATATGCCAAATACAGCCAATTATTCATTCCCTACGCCTGCCGATACTGATTTAGTTAAAAACGGTGCAGATGCTATCCGTGATTTAGGTGACGCTGTTGACACAGCTATGAACACAGCCCTTGGCACAAAAAAGTCAGGTCTTGTATTACTGAATACCACTAGTTTTAGTGCAGTAGCCAGTCAATCTGTTAATGATGTATTTAGTACAACTTATGATAATTACAAAGTGTTAATTAGATTAAACGCATCATCAGTAACATCAAATGCATTTTTTAGATTAAGAGTTTCGGGTGCAGACAATACTTCAGGTGTTTATTACTATATGGCAAATTATTTTTCTGCTAGTAGCACAAATGTACCTGTAAATGCTAATAATGCAACGCAATGGAATTTGTTTCAAACAGGAACAACTGCTGCAAGTCATATTGATTTAACAATTTTTAATCCTTTTATTGCACAAAAAACAACTGCAAGTGGAACTACAAGCGCAGCAAATGCAACAGTTGCTTTTGGTGGGGCTTGGGCTGGTCTTTGGGATGGAACTACATCTTTTACAGGTTTCACTATTATAGGTGAAAGTGGAAATCTTACAGGAAATGTGTCAGTATATGGAGTGAATAAATAATGGCAACTGAAAAGATAATGGTTGGTATTGACGACCAAGTTGTTGAACTTAAAGGTGCAGATAAAGATGCTTTTATTGCACAACGCGAAGTTGACCAAAAAGCACAACGCCTACTCGAAGCCGAGTATAAAGCCAAACAAGAAGCCAGAGAGTCTGCTATCAAAAAGTTAGCAGAAATAGCAGGACTAACAAAAGATGAACTTGCTTCAATCCTTTAACCATAAACAATTTTCTTTAGCTGCAATTGCTTTCCTTGCAGCTTGGCAAGCAACCGATTTTGCCCTTGATTACAGAGCTGTATTAGGTGCTGTCGTAGCTGCTTCAATGGGAGCTATGAACCCTAATGCCAAAACCAAGGTTAAGTAAAGCAGCTGAGCAATTACGCTCGGAAATAAACGCCAAGTATCCTAAGCGCGATAAACGCTCAGACGGCTGGATAGGCGACACAGCACACAACGCACGTAAATCAGACCACAACCCAGATAAAAATGGGTGGGTTCGTGCTATAGATGTTGACTCAGACCTTGTTAAAGGTTCATCTAAAGAATCTTGGCTATTAGCCGAAAATATAAAGATGATAGCACTTAAGGGCGACAAAAGACTTAGTTACATTATTCACCAGCACCGTATAGCCTCACCACGTCAAAACTGGGCTTGGCGTGTCTATAAAGGGTCTAACCCTCACGTATCGCATTTGCATATATCCTTTACTAAGGCAGGCGACCTTAACGGAAAGGCATTTGGAATATGAGCAAACCTAAAGCAAAAAAGCAAACAATTGAATTACCAGACGTAATGGCTAGTGAACTTGTAAGAATTGTAAATACAGCTCACGAAGACGGAAAACTGATAGTTGGTTTTGTTGCTTGCTTAGAGCTGTTTGATGGCAAAAAGAAAACTATCAAAATTGTTGCAAATCAAGATATGCCTCAACATTCAGTATTTGGCATTATTAACTATGCAGCTGAAAAATATCAATTTACAATGTCACCAGAAGAAGATGATGATGACTTTTACGACCCAGAGTGGTTTGACGGACAATGATTGGTGAACTTGTTGGCGTTATTGGTTTGCTTATTACTATCCTTGTTTTGGTTATTAAGGCAACTGCAGAAATTATTAAAATGAAATCACAATTGTTCCCTAATGGTGGAAGTTCATTAAACGATAAAGTGACACGCCTACAGTTAGATGTTGTTAAAATTCGTAGTACTATAGATAGTATTAACTCACAGTTAGGTAAGAAACCTACACGAAAGAGCTAACTATTAAACGTTACGTCGTAATCTCAGATTTGCAATACCCATACATTAAAAAATCTTACGTTGAATCTTTACTTGATTATATAGATTATGTTAAACCAGATAAATTACTTTGTGTTGGTGATGAGCTTGATTGCCAAACCATTTCAACTTATGCACGTGGCACAGCCCTAGAGTTTGAGGGTTCGTTACAAAAGAATATAATTGGTTTGAAAGGCTTACTCAAAGAATTCCGTAGTGCTATTGGACGCAGTAAGCCTTTCGAAATACAGCGCAGTAATCACACGATTCGTATAGAAAAATATATTAGCCGTCACGCACCAGCATTTGCAGTTATAGATGCGATTAAAATTGAAAACCTTTTAGGTTATAACGATAAAGATATTAAAGTTAAATACAACAGGTCTTTAACAGAAGTTGCTAAAGGCGTAATTATGGGTCACGGCGACGAGGGCAGGCTTTATAATCACGCAGGACAAACAGCTCTTGGACTAGCTACAAGAACAGGTAAGAACGTTATTTGTGGCCATACACATAGACAGGGCATAAGCTCTGCAAGTCACGGATTTGCTGGCAATTTGTCAACACTTTGGGGTATGGAAGTTGGGCATCTTTGTGACCTCAATAGTACTGGTATGCGTTATATGAAAGAGGGGCACGCTAACTGGCAGGCAGGTTTTGGAATCCTTTATGAGCAAGATGGTGTAGTTAAACCTGAGCTTGTGCCTTTTAACAAAGATGGGTCTTTCATAGCTGAGGGCGAACTCTGGCGTTAAAGCCGTTACCAAATTGTTATAATTCAATGCCGTGTTTTGACGCACCTTTGCCTTAATCTCGATTTAACGAGAGGGGCAGTATGGATAAAGTCTGGTATCCGATATCAGAACTAATAGCTGACGCTTATCACAAAATGTATTTTTATCACAAAACCCAATGCACGTTTAAGGAATGTGATTGTGAAAACAAGCTAGCGCAATTGCGAGAATTTCAGGGACTATTTATAGGAGTTAATTAAATGGATTATCTAAAGAACTACATTGAAGTTAAAGACAGAATACAAATGTTTTACGACAAATACCCAAACGGAGTATTACGCTTTCAATATCGAGGCGTGTTGGAATTTAATGGCGAAACTTTTATTTATGGCGAAGCTTTTGCCTACCCAGATAGAGAGCAGTTAAATCACGCAACAGGTTGGGCTTGGGAACGTGTTCCTGCTAAAGGCTTTGCTCGTGGTGCTGAAATGATGACTTTAGAAACAAGTGCTTGGGGTCGCGCTATTGCAGCTCTTGGTATAGCTGTTACTAAAGGTATTGCTAGCAGAGAGGAAGTACAACGTAACGTGAACCCAGAAAACGACCCTTGGCAAACCCCACCAGATAGCCCTAAAAAGGCCTTAGAGGGCAAAATTAGCCCCGAAACCCCTGCGCCTGTATCTGGACAAGGGCAAAACCTAGAAATGGGCTATTTTGGGTCTTATAGGGTCGCTACAGAAAAGCAGATAAACTTCTTGCATTCTTTATGCAAACGTATCTATACTGACTGGGATAAAGAGAAACTACTGAAATATCTGCAATTCCTAAGTAAGGAACAGGAGTTTTCTAAGCTAGAATTCGCACCATACACAATTGTTAAAAACCAATTAGATAATCAACAATTATTGGCAGATAACCTTAGTGCTTGGTTAAACGCTTCTAGACTTCCGTCAAGCGACGAACAGGCTGAAACGGCTGCTGCAGATTGGAAGACAGAACAATTTTAGAGATACTTTTAATGAACCCATATTTTGATGACGTTGAGCTACTCCCAAGCGATTACCGGAAAATAGCCGTTTGTGAGTCGTCATTAAATCCAGAAGCTGTTAATCGAACAGGCAAGTATAGGGGCTTGTTCCAGTTTGATAAACGTTCTTGGGAATGGGTAGGTGGGTCTGGCGACCCAGCACGGGCTTCTGTGCGTGAACAATATAAACGCGCACAGATGCTTGTATCACGGCAAGGATTCGATAGAGCATTTCCACAATGCTCAAAAATTATGGGGGTTAAATGATGGAAGCAATTATTGTGTTCTTTGGCGCGTTTCTGGTGTTACTGGCGTTATATATGCGACAATAAGACTAAGAGAGGGGGGCGAATGAAACCACAAGACGTATACAAGCTAGAGCAAGTCTTACGACTCTCAATTTCACAAGACTTACTCAGCAAGGCATCAAACTTCCACAATCGTGATGATATGGAAGAAGCAAGAAAGATAGTAGAAAAAAAACACTAAGTCAAGACAGGGGCAACAAATGGAACAAAGATACATAGACGCATTATTATTTGCAGGTCTAATACTAGCTGTGTTTGGTTTGGCTAATTTGTATGAAGTGGTGAAAAACTATGTTAAATTTGATAAGTAGATGTGTTGGTTGTGGTGGCTGGTGTTATAACGCTAGTTTCTGCAAATGGTGTATGCAAAGGATTAAATAATGCAAATGTTAATTATAGGTATGTTTGCTGGTGCGTTTGTTAGCATAACCTCACTAGCTATAGCGATTAAGTTGTTCTTGAAATAATGGCTACGTATGTGTGGTGCAAAGGCTGTAACAAGATGATTGCTAAAGAATTATTACACGAGTGTGATGATGAGTAACGTTATATATTTACACTTTCATTACGATTACGATAACAGTAGAGAAGTGCCTTGTCGTGATGCTAAGTGTTACCAGAAACGTCTTGATGACAAAAAGAAGCTGCAAGAATATCAAGACAAAGTAGATTTAGATTTACAACGCAAAGAGAACTTAATGCGTATTAACGATATGATTCAAGACCCAAGGATAGACAACTACAACGATTACTGATATAAGTAACCAGTTGGTCGCTCAAGCCAACTCTAAACCTTAACTTGAGGGTTGCTTAGTAAGCAATTTAATGGCCGTTAGAGGGTCTTAAATAACTATGCCCACTATGCATAGCGTGTAACAATAACGAGAAGTTACGACATAATCAGCTGCTATTAACGAGTCGCCTAGTAGCTTATATAAGTTGATTATGATATGGCGCGATTACGTCGAATAATAAATAAGACGTCCGTTTGAAAGTGCGAAACCGAAAGGGTTCAAACTAGAGAATGGTTCTAATCACTAAGCCGTTCTCTGTGCTTCAACACTCAGGGTTCATAACATATAATGATTGATATGTATAGTAAGATTAAACGTAATGGTTCATCAAGAAAATGGCGAGCACTTAGACAAGCCATACTTAAACGAGACAACAACACCTGTTACTACTGTGGAATTCCTACAGCTACTACGGTCGACCATCTCACACCCATCGACAAAGGCGGCGACAATCACCCAAATAATCTCGTTGCTGCTTGTTCAAATTGCAACTACTCTAAAGGCAATCGAACAGAAGAACAGTACATTAAAGACAGAAACAACAAGGCTAGAAGACAAGTAATGAAAAATAAACACAAAACAACCCAATTTTTTATGGGCGCAGGACAC